GTTAAACAGCTTTTACCTATAGGAGTAGGTGCCGCCACAAATTCGCTAGAATGGAATGTCGTCGTCGAAGTCATCGAACCCACCAGCCGGTGCGCCAGACGCTTGACCTTGATTGCTGCTCGACTGACTGTTGGTTGCACCAGTAGATCTCGCGCTACCACCTTCAGGCTTGCCATCAAGCATCATCATCTGATTAAAGATGACCTTGGTTGCGTAGACATCCTTGCCATCCTTCTCATACTTGTCTGTGGTGTACTTACCTTCAACATAAATCTTCGAGCCTTTATGCAGGTACTCACCGCAGATCTCTGCGATTTTTCCGAAGGCAGCCAAGCGGATCCACTCAGTTTTTTCAACCATCTCGCCTGTGTTTTTATCCTTCCACGATTCACTACAGGCGATACTCATATTCACTACTGCGTTACCATTAGGCATGAACTTTACTTCTGGGTCTTGTCCAAGATTCCCGATCAGTTGGACTTTATTTAATGATCTAGCCATGTCTGTATTTCCTTTGTGTTAACGAATTGAAGCAGATATCTTTTTGTAAAGCTTGATACCAAAGTTTGTTTTCTCAATCTTTTTATCGAGGGCAAACTTATTGAGCCTCGCCTGATTTACTGTGATGAAATCTTCAGGAAGATCTCCACGACCAATAGCCGCGCACAATTCTTTAACGCTTACGCACTCACCCTTCCAGTCAGTACGAGTTGATGTTGAGCTACCGTAGTCACCTCGGGATATTTCTCCCTTTGATTTACTATCAGGAAGTTCGGCGGCCTGCTCAACGATGTCATTGGCCAGCTCTTTATTGCCATCAGCCTCAGCCTCAGTAGCGCGCTCCAGAGCGGCAGCTTCAGCAGCCTCACGTTCTTCCTTGGCAACACGATCAACCTCTGCCTGTTTCTTTTGTGCGTAGGCATCGAGCTTATCTTTGAGAGTCTTCTTCAATAATTCAAGGCTCTCTTTGTTTGGCTTAAATTCTGCGTTGATCGTTTTAACATGATCGTTAAGCGGCTGAACCAGAAACTTTCGAGCGTCCTCGCTCTTGTTAATTTGGTTAGTAATAATTTTATACAGATCGCCGCCCATGGCGTTAGTATCCTCATCAACAATCTCGGCACGAGTAACCTGTGCTGCCAGCTGTTTTATTGCGTTGCTGATAGGGTTGACTTTTGCTGCGAGAGTTTCCTCGGTTTGTATTTCTGGCGTGTTTAACATTGTGATCTCCTAGTTAAAAAATATCTGGTATACCGTCATTGCAGGAATAGCTTGGTGCCTGCGGTCTGGTATCGGTGGTAAGGTAATGCCAAAACTCATGGCATCTGGTTAACATGTGGTCGATGTAATCATCGTCACGCTCGACACAAATTCTAATGAACTGCATGGCTGGGTCAGGGTTCCGTGGATCGTAGCTCACGAAGTGGGCCTCTTCTGCTTTGGTGCATTCAACTTCCAGCATAATCTGTGGTCGGTACGTCATGACGCCGGCACCATGCACCACGTTGAGCATGTGGTTCGCTGGATTGTGTGGACACTTCACCTCACCAACGATCTTTGGTTTCGGTAACCAGAAGTCCGGGCTGCATCCAAGGAACTTAACCTCCGGGTGCATCATCAGGCTGGGCCGCTCGACATCAACGTCATAGATCAGCTCGTAGTGATCGATGGCCTCGTCCTCATATTTATTGCCATGATTGATGGCCGCCGCATTAATTTCATCATTCAACAGGATGGTTGGATCCTCGATCTCAGCCTTCTTCCGGTCGAGAAGCGTACACCATGCCCGCATACCGCCCTTCATGATGGTATCCATGTGGCGACCAGACAGGATGCCGGCGTGGGCTAATTGCCATTCATCACTACCCTGTTGCATCAGTTTTCTTCTCCTGCTTGGCTGCCTTGAATGCTGCGATACGAGATTTACAGTCATCGAATTTTGACATAGGTAGATCCTTCAGAGCATCGATCTTGAATGCCTTAAGGATCCGGGCCACCTTCATGCCGGCATCCTCGATTAGCTTCTCAAGCTCACCCACCAGTGTGTCATTCAGGAGGATCTCCTGAGCTGCGTCAGGCTCGATGTTGGTATCGTCGAACGTCTGACCCTGATGCACGTTAAGCAGCCCCTCGGCATGCGTGAAGCGTTCTGAGATGGGCCACGATACAGAGCCACGACGCAGCAGGGTCTTCTTAACCATCTGGCCGAAGTTGCTTTCCCATGGGCCTCGCTTACCTTCCTTGCCGAACTTGTAGGCGTCGGAGCTATCGCGGATCTTAATGATGTCTTTTTCTGACATCATCTCGCACAGGTAATCGCCGTCGGAAGTTTTTGCCAGAGAGTACCCGCCAATCAGCTTTGCCTCATCGTCTTCGTCCCTGCCGAATGGGTTGGCGATGTTGTGGGTCGGCTTCTCATCGACGCCATTCCAGATAAATTCCTCACCCTCATGAACCAGCATAGCCTTGGCCCAGCGAATTGAGCCTGAGTCGGTGGCGATCTTAATCAGGCCACGGTATGAGATATCAAGACAGGCCTCCCAGACCTCGACCCACTGGTTGCCGTCTTTGTAGCTGCGCTTGCGAGGGATTAGGTAGGCCAGCTTCTCGGCTGGGTTCAGGGTAAGGCCGATCGATGCGATGTTGATCACGGCATTTTTGATTGACGGTAGTGAGCATTGCTGCAGGTACTTACTCTTCTCGATGACCTGCATGGCGAACAAAGTTTCGGCGGCCCAGTTAAGGTTGCTTTGATCCTTGATAACGATCGCCTCGAACCGTTGCTTGCCAGTGCCAATGGACTGGCGGATGCTTTTCATTATGGCTTGTGTCATTACAGTATCCTTTTGGTGTGCTTTAAGTATGTCTTAAGTCCAATGATAGTCTTCAATTTGTAGAGAGTCAACAACTGTTGTAAGGTGCCGTAAATTAAGAGGATTAGCGTGAATGTCTATCGAAGAGAAGCTGGAGAACAACAGGCGCATGGCGGCTGTAGCTATCGGCAAGATGGGTGGCCCGGCTGAGGCTGCTAGAACATTGTCAACTGAAAAGAGCAAACTAAAGACCGGGCATGTATGGGCTTGGTTGAATCGTGATAAGCGAGGCATCCCATTGGCTTACCTGAAAGCGATCGAAAAAATTACAGGTGTGGCCCGGGAAGAAATGAGGCAGGATGTGCCATGGAGATAGATCACGCAAAAAATAAAACGTGCTGGAGATCTATCGGCGGTGCAGAGATACCAATACGCTGTCTTGCTGATGAGTGCATGGGCTGGGAGCCAGAGATGAGGCTGGCAACTAGCCTTATTGAAACCAGCGATCAAACTCCAGACGGCTGGCATGAGAAAGGAATCCAGATGTCTGAAGGCAGGCAGATGAAATTAATTGGAAAATATAAAAAAACAACTCGCGGCTGGTGTGATGCGTTACCAAAAGGAGTTGAATAATTTTATGGTCACGGATCCTAACCCGATCACGTAACAGGGAAAGCTCAGCTGGCAAAGGTGTAGATCACTGCCCAAGACATGTGGCGTGTGAAGGCAGCCTTCGCGTAGCACCAGCAAGAGATCCCCGGCCACCAGTTGTGCAGCAGTAGGCAAATTGGTAAAGCCATCTGACTTTCACTCAGATGTTTGCGGGTTCGACTCCCGCCTGTTGCTCCAGTTTAATTTTAATAACGGAGGGTATTATGGATAAAATAAAAAAGTGGATTATGGATAACACGAAGAACGCAGTCATGGGCGCTGGTCTTGGGTTGATGGTTATCGCGGCGTTCATGCATGCCGGTGTTTGGGCTGCGATGTTTGTTGTTGGTGTGATCGTATCGCTATCAGCTACCGATAATGATTAAGCTATTCTTAATATCGTTTGCCTTGGCGGTCGCCAGTTGCGGGCCGCCAAAGCTCCCGTATTAATCTATAACGATATACTTTTTCACCCGGGTTTTAAGGTGAGGGCCACTCCAGACATACACTGGTACGTGAGTGTGGTTGTCCACCAGCATATGGCCCTTCACTGTGACAAAGTGGTCGGATGTCGTGATGATAATTGTCTTATCAACCAGCTCAGTTGATCGATTCTTAAGGAACTGACCCAGTGTTGGTCGGCGTTTCTTTGGTACCGCGAGATGGTGTCGTTTGCAATCGACACCCCAGCGATCCAAGCACCACGCTATCTCATGTGTCCACATACCGATGACGGCGGCGTTTGGTTTTCGGTTTCGGTACCGGTTGATGCATGCGCGCACATCCTCGTATGCCTTCCCTGTCACAGCCATCAAGGCAGCAGGCCCACAGTATATCGACTTCCCATCAGCCCGGACTGCCGGCTTCAGTGCGCGGCTCATCCTCTGATCGCCTTGCGTGCGGCTTTGCTGATGCCGAACCTGCGACCGGCTGCCCTGAATAACTTCCGGGCCTTGGCTGCGCTGTACTGGATCTCTCTCAGGAATCGCTTATTGTTGAGCGGCTCCTTGATAACCCGGATGCCAGAAGCGTCCATTAGTATCAGCTGGAAGAACTTCCTACCGTCGCCAATATGGATGCCGGTAAAAACACCCTGCTCCGTTTTGTATCTCACTACTTGCATAATATTCTCCTCGGTGGTGAAGTTATATTATACCAAATGAGTTTTCTCGAAACGCAGAATATGCTTGTATAGTAGTGTAAAACGCTCCGCAGCCCAGTGTTGGTGTAGAGAATAAAAGACTTGACATGCAGCCACAGTGAATTTTTTCTGGGCCAGAAAAAGAGAAACCCACTTGACTGGGGAAGCCAAGCGGGTCTATTCTTGTTGCCTGTTCAGTCGAGGTGTGTCGCCTCTCTGAACTCGAAAGGTTAAAGTGGAACCGATCGCGTCAGACCTCATTGTAACGCAATCCCTCCGAAGCTCAAACCCTTTCCGCTGGCGGATACACTTACGATAGAGCGAATCTATGCGGGTTATGTCTGTGTCGGACTCTAAATGATTCTGGATCTCACTCAAGAAAAGGACGACCCCTGTCCGGTGAGCATGTGAAGTTACTGTCGGGTGATCCGACGAGGGAGCCAAGTATTCCGTGGTTATCACAGGAAGAAAGGGGATAAATATGGCCTAAGTAGTCACCAAGTAGGGGCTAATTAGGGCCGGTTGACATCCTGCTGGGAGCTGCTCTACAATTGTTGACTCTACCACCGGAGAATGAAATGCAAAGCTGTAAAACTTGTAAGTACTGGGATCAGAATCACGCCAAAGATAAAGCTGGCCGCATTCGAGGGGATCGCCCGGCCAAATGTAGTTGTCCAATGCCATCGCTGCCGGATTCTTATCGGCCAAACTGGATATCTCTGGACAAGTCCTCTGAGCTACGCTGGATGTGCGCGCACGATGGAAAGAAGTGCGCGACATACGAAAAGCAAAAATGATGGAGCGCGAACACAGGCAGTATCAGGACGATCTTCATGAGGCCACCATCACATCGATCAGGTGCGGCAGCAGAAGAGTCCTTATTCAATCACCCACCGGTAGCGGCAAGTCTGTTTACTTTTCCAGAATAATTAAGGGCGCCCACAAAAAAGAGAAGAGGGTGCTATTCCTCGTTCACCGTCGTGAGCTGGTGAATCAGGCGGCGGGACACATGGAGATTGAAGAGGTGCCATACGGCATCATCATGTCAGGGTCATCGGCCAGCATTTTTGCAGAGATCCAGCTGGCCAGCATCGATACACTGCGCGCCCGGGCCATGGGAGAAAAAACCCAGATAGATATGCCGGAAGCCGACATCGTTATCATTGATGAAGCACATCACGTTGGCAGTAAAACTTACGAAAGAATTTTTGATCATTACGCCGATGCAATAATCATCGGTGTCACGGCCACCCCTGCGAGAGGAGATGGAAAAGGCCTCGGCAAATACTTTGATGATCTGGTGCTTGGCCCTACGGTCAGGTTCCTGATGGATAATGGGTATCTTGCTGAGGCTTCTTACATGGTGCCGAACGTGCCTGACTTGAAAGGCGTGACGGTGCGACGCGGTGATTATGTTGAAGACCAGCTTGCAGTGATTATGAACGACGCTAAGCTGGTTGGTAACGTCGTTGATCACTGGATTAAGTATGCGGAAGGCAGGCAGACCATTGCGTTCGCAGTTAACGTGGCGCACTCTCGTGCGATCGCAGCGAAGTTTAATGCTGTAGGAATACCGGCAGCACACATCGATGGTAAGACGCCAATGAAAGAGCGCGACCTTATCATCGAGCAGTACGAGGCAGGCAAGTTTAAGATCCTGTCGAACTGTCAGGTGTTTACGGAAGGCACAGACATGCCGAACGTATCGTGCATTCTTATGGCGGCACCAACCAAGTCGTTAGTTAAATATTTACAGATGGCTGGTCGTGGACTCCGCCCGAAGTGGGACGGTGGTGACTGTTTAATAATGGATCACACAGGGAACGTATTACGACATGGGCAAGTTGACGAGGAGCATGATTGGTCGCTGGATAACAGAACTATTCAGGAGAGAGACGCGGCCCTCAAAGATGACGCGAAGGTTGGGGAGGAGAAGGAATTCGTATGCTCCGCATGCGGCAACATATTCAAGAAGCAGCATATCTGTCCGAAGTGTGGCACGCCGCTGGGCGAAGACACTCGGGATGTAGAGACTGCGCGTGGTGAGTTGATTGAACTCCCGAAAGAAAAGAAAAAGAAAAAAGAAAAGTACAGCGCCGATGACAAGCAGCACTGGTATTCGATGTTCCTGCAGCACGCTAAAGACAAGGGCCATCACTCTGGCTGGGCCTACTACAAATACAAAGACAAGTTCAAGGAGAAGCCGGGTGGCGATTTCAGTCGCACACTAGCTCCGCCTAACGTAGCGTTCGACGGTTACATTAAACACCTGAACATCAAGGCAAGCTTCAGGCGTAAGGCGTCGTGAACGAAGGCACTCACAAGGCGTTCCTCGAACGTCTCGATAAAAGCAAGATAGCTGTCGCGGTTGTGGCGTTCTGGTTTTGTTCTCGTGGTTACAAGGTATTACTTCCGCCAATGACAAAGGCAGAGAAGAGGGCTGACTGGAGAGAGCATTCTGACAGTGGAGACATGTACGTCTACAAGGAGGGGATGGGGAGCCAGACCATCGAGGTGAAGCGCATAACTCAGAAGTTTTTTGGAAGGAGCAGCTGGCCGTTCAAGCAACACTTTATTGTTGACTCGGTATCGACCTTCGATGGAAAAGAAAGAAAGCCTAACGCCTACGTTGTGCTTGGCGACAACATGAGCTGCATGGCTATGCTTATTGTTAACGATGGCGACGAGAAGAGGTGGGTGAAGGCTGCCAAGATGAACAAGCAAACAGAAGAGCTTCAATCATTCTACTTTGCGAACACAGATACAGTTAAGTTTATAAAGTTGGAGAAGCTATGAGTATATTAAAAACAATTGAAGAGCAGTGGGGCGGAACTATTATTCCATTCCCAGAAGCCAAGGGAATGGAAGACAGGATTCACATGTACCTGAAAGATGGCAAGACCAGAGCCTTCATAGTTGACTACAAGGTTGACGAGGATTGGAATACGTTGCCCGATATGCGTATCGACATTCAGGATATGAGAAAAATAAAATTCCTCAACGAGTTCTTCCATGCGTCGTTTATTATTGCTGTCGAGTACAGAGATAAAAAGATGTTCGTGAAGATTGATAACCTAATGCATGCGTACAAGGATATGGTTTCCCCGGACGGCGCGTTCCTGCCGAAGGAAAGATTTCAATTACTGAGGAAGACAGGATGAAAACACTACACCACCACAGGGTTGAGATAGTAATTAGCCCGGGCATGATTAACAAAGAGATCGGGAATAAATATCACTGGGGTAAGGTTGAGGTGCTTGCTGAGAATGACTCAAGACTTGTGTTAAACAATGAAGCATTCACAACCATAGAGAAAAGAAAAAGCCGTTATCAGACTTCTCTTAACAGCCCAACAATAGGTCACAGCGTCAAGGACACCATATGGGGAACGTCGCTAACGTATAATATTTATTCGGATAAAAAGAAGCGCAAGTCAACTATAAAAAAAGAGATAGCTGAGTACGTCGAAGAGAAGTTCGGTGCGTTCTCAGATATCGACCTTAGCTTTATGGATATGAGATAATGGAAGTTCCAGACGAAGTAGTGGATATTGTTATGAACGCTTTATGTGAGCAGCTTGGCGACACGAGGGCATGCCCGAAATGTCAAGGCACGTTCATACCGCGAGACTTAACCTCAATGAAGACTGGTGATGCGTATAGATTATTAAAACAACTGAGAAAGGAGAGTGATGTGTCAGACAACAAAGAAAATGCAGATCGTGTAGTACTGGAAAAGATGACGATCGGCGAGATGATTAAGCTGGTCGAAAAGGTAAAATCAAATAGCGAGCATAATGTCACCGACGAAAGTGAGCTTAAGTTCTTCTTCGGCGATCCGAGAGAAGGTAAGGTGATGACGATGTCATCGATGGGAGCCTTTGGTGAGAACGAGGATGGCATGTTTTTTGTCCTTGATCCGCAAGGTACCAACATGATCGACGATCTTATCGAGATGCTTAATGGGTTGCGCGGAGACAAAGGTGATTGTCAGTGTCCGAAGTGCGTTGTTGAGCGGGCGTTAAAGCAAGAACGATGATCGAGTGGGAATACAGTAGGAACATGCTGACCCACGAGGGCTACGTCAGGACTCGTGGGGATGATGGTGTTGAGGGGTTCTTTGTTTTCATTAGGCCGACCGATCTACGGAGGAACATCTACAGCAAAGAAAGAATGAAAAGCGGCTACGATCTTTTTAAGGATAAGCGAGACAGCAATGTTGTTAAGCACGCTAAAACGGTTAAGGAGCTGAAGGAATATGTCGAAAGAAATTATCTTTGAGATCCCAGTTCGGACGCCGATGCTAAATGAGTACGTCAGGTGGCACTGGCGAAAACAAAGAGGCCATACCGTGGAGCTGGCTTGGATGGTCAGAGAGGCCGTAGGGCCAAGATCAACAGAGCCAGTAAAGAGATGCGTTCTAATAATCGAGCGTCACTCATGGGGCCAGAGACGTCGTGACTGGGACGGTTTGTTCGGAGGTATGAAAGGATTGATTGATGCGTTAACTGCGACACACCAGTCAGGAGTTGGCCTCATTGAAGACGACTCTACCGAGTGCATCATAACGATGCCGACTGTCATGGATGTGCGGTGTGAGAAGGGTAAAGAAAAAACAGTAGTGAGAATAATTCCTATGGAGGATGAGTGATGAGTGACTTACCAAAATATAAATGCAACAAGGTTGTTGAGGGCGCCAAAATAACAGACGTCAATGTGTATGACAGCGATGCAAACGCAGAGCTTACGCTTGATGTGAATGGAGAAGATGTAGTGATCAATGTTTCTGGCGTTTATATAGACAGGCATCAACCAAGGGCTGGCGGCTACTATGTGAAGTACAAAGACGGCTACGAATCATTCTCGCCAGCCGAAGCGTTCGAGGAAGGCTACTCGCCTATGGCTGACTCTCCAGATATTAAATTAAACATTGAGCCATCATGATGAAAAAGTCACCAAGGTATAGAAGAGTTTTTATGTGGCAGGTACGCAGAAAGGTTCCGTACACCGAGATAGGAATACTCAGACTGCCATGCATAAGATGCGGCAGCCAAGCAGAATTTCAATGGCAAATATGTTCGGATGGAAATAACTACAGGCCGTTATGCATTGAGTGCGATATAGAATTACAGCGAGTGGTTCTTAAGTTTATGAAGCATCCTCATGTTGAACAGTTGGTTAATGATTATGCTAGAAGCAAAGGGGTTGGCGATGAGTGAGCATGTAGAGCTGGCGTTCGATCACATCGAGTATCATGGCGACAACGCTGACGCGATACTGTTCGACTTCGGTGAGAAGGATCCAGTGTGGATTCCAAAATCACAGATCGACATGAATGAGTTTGATCGTGAGAGTAACGTGGTACCAGTAACGGAATGGTTTGCGAAGAAGGAAGGATTGATTTAAGACTTACGGTGGTAGTAAGGAAAAATCCCCCGATACCAAACGAAGCATCACTTCATCGGTACCGGGGGAATTTTTTTAGTGAGTGGTCACGACACCAGTGTCATGATCGATAACCAACCCTGCAGCACCATCCATGATCCCATGGAGCGCCTGACCAACACGAGGTAAGTCAGCAAGCCCGCCCTTCAGGTTCTCAGTAACAGCGTTGAAGAAACGCCACACTGTTTCACCATCTTCGCGGAACTCAAAGTGCCGTGGATCCTCGTACTCCTTCAGGATCTTCGGGATCTTGGTAGACGTCACCACACGTGCGCGCAGCAACTCGATCAGCAAGTGATCTGCCTGAGTCTGTGAAAGCTCAGCCTGCTTGTACGCATCGATCCGAGCGTCCTGAGATATTCGCAGGGCATTGATCCGACCCACCGCAGCATCGACCAGTCCAGTCAAGTCACGCACGATGTTGGCTGTGTGCCGACGACCGAACTTGATCTCGCCAGAGAACGCCAAGTTGTCACACACGAACACGCCAGAGCCGATGACCAGCCCAGCCGGGAACGACTTGTCGTGAGAGTTACGCAGGCCCACGACGGTGTTGTAATCGTCGTTGTTGTTGCCGTTGGTGATCTCAAACAACCCGAAGTACCGGGCATCCTTACGAGATAAGGCATGCGATTGGTTGACAATATTGAAGCCAGTGTTGACAAGCGACCGCTCAACCTCATCGACCAGCTGCCAGTGTGGAATCGGCGTCCAAGTCTGCGTTGGTTGTGGTGTTTCAACGATGTTGAGTTTTTGGCGAGGCACTTCAGCGCCTCCACAATGTAGTGAGCTATAATTTATAGGCTCTTTAACAATTTAATCTTCTTTAACATCGCACCCCTTGAGGGTGATTTTAAGCTGTGCATCGGCCGCATGGTTGAGCCACTTATCAGCTTCCTTTGCGAGCCGTTCATGTAGCAAGTAAGCCTTGGTGGCCGCCTCTTCGTACTCGCCGGCCTCCATCAAAACTTGGTACTCATACTCAGTTGGTCTGACTAACGACATGGTTACCTCCTTACGTCGCGGTTCCGATGATCGTCATCGGTTGGCACTATGGTTGAATGGATGCACCACAAAGATCCTTTGCGGTGCGGGAAGTGATAACCGTCACACGAACATCTCATGCGACGGCCCTCACGACGTTTGTTGGTGTCCAGCTTCAGGGAGTCTTTCCCACACGCCGGACAATTTTTGCCGTCAACGTACTGCTCAATTTTTTGCTTGAGAGCGATACGCTTACGGCAGCCGGGTTTGCTGCATCGATATGGGTAGGACATAACATCCTCCTCGGTGGTAGTTAATCCAACGGTGGCCCCTCCTTGAAGAGCCACGATTTGATTTACTTTGAGTTGTAGTCTTCGAGAGGACACCAGTCAGGCAAGACCCGAATGTTCGTTAGCTCGAAAGACTCGACGGTAAGACCACAGAAGTAGTGATCAACCTCGTATACGTTCGGCCCCTTCAGGCAGAGGTGTCCAATCTCTTGTTTATGTGGACACCCACTGCAGGAAAGGATCTTGATAATTTTTACTGCCATACATTCTCCTCAGCTATTAAGCCATTCGTCGAAAGTTTTAAGTGGTAGCCCGGTATCGATATCGTGGCCATCGCCATCATCACAAAGGCTCACGTAGATATCGTACTCATCCTTGAGTTTGCCGCGCACTCTGGTTTGCCAGTCCTCTTTGAGTTCAGGCTGGTTGATGATCACGCTCACGACACCTTCTCCTCTTTGTGGTGACAGACGCCCTGCTCGATGAGCGACTCAGCTGCTCTGCCGAACCAGCCCTGAAGCTGCCAGCACAAACCCTTGTCGATCAGGTATTGCCAAGCAGCGATAACCTGCTCTTCGCTATCAGACTCAACGAACCCTTCGCAGATCCCGACAGCTGTGTAGTCATCAAATTCATGCGGCATGATGTTTCTCCTTGTGGTAGTTGTTCGTGTGAATGTTTTCACCATGGCCAAGACACTCATTGCAGAGATACTTGACTATCTTTATTGGTTTGCCGAAAAAGTCTGTCGTAAGTTCAGCCACCCGATGGGTATCCCAAACAGACAGATCCTCGTTTCGGCACTTGTCACATAATGCAGGCATGGCAGATCTCCTCAGTGGTAGTAAATCCAGCAGAGGCCACCCAGATGGATAGCCTCGACTTGATCAACCGCGTGCTAACTTGAACAGCTCATTCTTGGCCCACTTAATATCACTGGGCTTGGTGCTGCTTTCAATGATCACAGTCAGCATGTGAATGTAGCCTTCTTTGGTAGGTGTAAGATCGATTGTTTCTTTCATGATGTTTCTCCTGCCGGTGGTAGTAAGTCCAGCAAAGCGCCCGGGGAGCCAGACACTTCACTTGAGCCACTAAGCTGCAGCTACGATCCTGCGGCTAAGATCTTCCTTTACGTTCTCTTCATCAGAGAGGACAACGTAACCCTCCTCAACCCACCCAGAGATGCAGCCAATGGCCGCGTTACTGAATGAGTGGTGAACCTCTACTGCGTTATGGTGATGAGCGTGGTAGATCCTCAAGACCGCTTCAGGTTTGCCAGAGTAAGAATCGTTGGCCTCTATGGCCTGTATGTGTATCGCGTTTCTCATAATCGTTTCCTTATATTGGTTAGTGGTCACTAACTAAGTGATGCTAACTGGCGACCGTGAAGAAGTGGTAGCCGCCAATGTAGTGGTTAACTAAGTGCTGACCCTTGGGAGTGACGGACAGAGCCGCTGCCGAAGGGTTGTGCTTATTGGATACTGGCGCCAGCGCAATAGCGATCAGGACGTCAGACAGACTCAGGTTGTTATGCTGCTTCATGGTTAGATCCTCGGTGGTAGTTTCGGCCAGCGTCAGGCCTCATCAGTGCAACTGCTATGTTGCAGACTTGTTGATTCGTTTCCGGTCTACTGTCCGGCTTCTCCTCAACCCGACATTATCCTGTGCCGTGCAGCTTATTTCTAATACACACTGAATATAGCAACGATTAACTATTATGTCAACAACTGTTGAGTTACCAGAAAGACTGCCATATACTGTAATAGGGGCTGGCTGATGGAGAAAAAACTTAGGCCAAGGGCTTTGCCAGAAAGAACTGGAAACCAGCCAGCTTCCACCAACAACGAGAGACTTAATGACAACACTAACAAAACAACTGGTAAACGAAGACGGCTTTGATGTCCCTCCTGATGAGCAGTGTTGGCACGTGATAACACATGCTTCGGGAGATTTATGTCTATTGTGTACTGGTGAATTTGTTGATGAAGGGGCGCGTAATCCAGACGCGGTCTACAGATTTAAGGAAGTTAATCGTGGCGGAATAACCTGCAAGAATTGCTTGAGCCATGTGAAAGAGATGAAGGCGATTAAGTTATAGCGCCGAAATGAGGAGATCAATATGGGCCTGATGTGTGAGTGTGATAGTGACTGGTACCCTGACCCGGGTGACTGGATGTGGTCTGGGCATGTGAGTGATGACTTCAAGCCATTAGAAACTAAGCGAAGACAGCGATGCTGCTCATGCAAAGAGCTGATTGATCTCGGCTCGCTGTGTATTGAACATGGGCGCGCACGCATTCCTGATGGCGACATCGAGGAAAGGATTTACGGTGAAGACGGCGAGATCCCGATAGCGTCAGACTGGATGTGTGAGAGCTGTGGTGATCTGTACTTTTCACTGAATGAGCTGGGCTACTGTATGAGTCCTCGTGATGACATGCGTGAGCTGGTGAAGGACTACGCTGCAGAGCATAGCAAGGAGAAGAAAGCCTAATGCAAAATTATGACGGCATGGTCTGCAGAGTTTGCGGAGAAGAAAACCCCGACAAGCACCAAGACTTCTGTAAGGATCTGGACTGTAGCGGTCTGCTTATCATGTTTGAGCAATACATAAAGAGCTACACGAAAACTTTATTTATCGGCGGAAGTTATGACGGCACCCGGCAGGACGTTGATGCGGGGATGGATGTGATCTCGATGGCCGTCAGAGAAGATGCTCCGTCGAGCTATCTTGGTGGAGAGGCGTTAGCAGCAGAAGCCGTCGTCATGCACGAGGTGTATAAGCGAGAGCTTTTGGCTGACAGTCATCGTCGTTACCCAGTTTACGTCATCATGAATGATGAGCAGACCAGCCTGATCGAGCGCCTGATTCGTGGATACAACAAGGAGCGCAAGTCATGAACATAACCGACGTCATCTACCTGAAAGACTCAAACACAGAAGTAACCATCGAGCTTGATGTCGATGATGAGAACGAGCCAATCAGGGTAATGTTTGATACTGATAAATGGCTGACGGAAGCCGACGCCAACCAGCTGGCTAGATTCATCAACAAGATGAGACGGGTATACAACACCCGCAAGTTCTAGGCTTTTGAGCAATCTGCGGGAATCAGCTACACTCAGAGCAGAGGAGATCCCAACCACTTGAGGGAATGACTATGGCGGCAAAGAATATTTATGGCGAGACGAAGACAGAAGCTAAGGCTCGTCGCAAGTCAGAAGGGCCGATACCCATGGGCAAAACCCCGGGCGCTGGCGTATTAGCATCTGCTGGTAGCGTCGCTAAGAAGATTAAGCAGACGTTGGCCCGCCGAGAGGGTCGTGCGCTTACTCCTTCACGACAACAGAAGGCGCCTCAGTATGGCCCCGGGTCACAGAGTAACGATCAGGAAAACTACGATTAACCACTACCACCGAGGAAGATTTATGAAATATGTGATTGTAATAACAGATTCTTACCGGCACGTTCTGTCACTGGCTAACGAGCTGTGTATTCCATGGCATCAGCTTATCTTTGGCTACCATATGGAAAAGCTCAGAGGGATTGAGCGTGGCACGAAATACATCGTTGTTGGTGGCCTTGCCAGCAAAGAGCTTGATCGTGATATGGCTGCATTCATCGAGTCACGCCAGTTCATCAAGATCAAGCCAGAAGATATTAGGGCTGAGCTTGAAGTTACATCATCATGAGCAACATCGTAGAGATGGAAGCATTCAGATTAAAGCGCGAGCTACTGCAGCGTCAGGGTAAATCCATTGCCGGCAAGATCATTGCTGCGAGCATGATCGACAACGCCAAGGCAGTCATCAATCCGTCCGGGTTGAAGTTCACCAAGGCGTGGATCGATGAGCTTGCACCTATCCCACCGTCAGCCTTCTACCCTAAGCCGGGAGTGACTGATGATTAACGTAATCGCACGCACCGATGAACACTTCCGCAACTGGATCAATGAGCAGGGCGTGAACCCTCGCATGGTCAGTCGGATCTATAACTTCAGAGATGCTAGTCTGATCCCCCGAGGTCAGGGCTTCGTCTCGCTGACGCCTATGGTTGATGGTGCTGAAGAGGATAAGATTCGTGCCTTACTTAAATCCAAACAATGCCCAGAACTGAGTCATGTCATTAACGACTGGCCGGTATCGGAGTTCGCGTAATGGCTAAATTTAGAGTTCGATTGAACGTAGAGGTTGAAGGTGATGACGTCGATGACGCTATCCTGAAGGCTGCCATACACTTCGCCATAAACTCATCAGCTAAGCGTCCGATACTTACAGTACAACCGCAGGATCCTTATAACTTCCCAGCACCACGGAACTATGATCCGCTTGCAATACTGCAGAAGACATTATTTAAGAAGGGCGACAAAGTGATAGTAAATATGATTGATGTAATGCCGACCGAAGCGTGGCCAGAGCCACCGGGAATGCAATAGTGCCAGTATCTAAACAGGGCTTTGCGTTCCTCGATAACTACAGGAGCGACCCGCAGTACCGGATTGGTGAGAGCTACATGAGGGCATACCCGGCGTGCAGAAGCTTGAACGCTGCCCGGGTGAACGCATGTAAGATTCTGGGCCAGAAGGAGGCTCAGGATTATTTGGCAAAGAAGGGCAAGAAGGCAGCCGAAGCTGTTGACCTGCAGGAGGAGGATATCCTGCGTGATCTGATCAAGGTTAAGGATATGTGTATGGGTACCGAGCTGTCACCATTCGTGAAGGTCACCAAAGACGGTGACATCATTGAGGGCGACGCCAGCGACTTCAATGCCGGAGGTGCCACCAAGGCGCTTGAGCTGCTGGGTAAGACGAAGAAAATGTTCACCGATAAGGTGGAGACTCAGGGCAGTATGGAGGTAGAATTCAACTTCGACCTTGTTGGAGGAAACAAGAATGCCGGGTGATTTAGAAGATCTAAGAGTTGAGGTTGCGGTGGTGAAGCAGCGACAGTCAGAGATCGACCGTCGCCACGACACGTTCATGGCTTCAATCAACAAATCGATGGACGGCCTGCAGCGCAGCATGGAGAAAACGTCAACAGACATCGGCAGTATCCATGGCCACATAACTCGGTGCCGTGATGAAATGCGTGAGGAGATCGAGCGTGACTTCATGACGAAGACCGAGGGTGAGCGCATTCGCGGATCCATTAGTAAGATCAACACAAAGATCCACATGACAGGCCTGTTCATCGTGTTCGCCTTGTCGTTGGTGCAGATAGGGATAGCGGTGTACACATGAAGAAGTACGACACAAAGAATCAGATCCTGAAGACCACCGATCGAGCTGAGAATTATGGCTACCGGATCAAAGAGGTTGTGCTTAAGTATGCCACCAGTTGGTGGGTGTGGGTTCCCGGGGTCAAGCACTTCGGGGCGTTTAAGTCAGAGGAGCGGGCCTTGCAGATATGCGATACCCACTTAAAGAGGAGCTTAGGACGATGAACAGACGTAACTTTCTTAAGATGATGTTGGGTGGTGCAGCCGTGGCTGTTGCTGGCCCGGCGTTGGCTTTGGTGCCAAGCCCGAAACCGAAGCAGGATGTCTTCTATGGCCCAGCAATCAAAGGCCTAATGAACGGCAAGATCGGTCGCATCGATGGCTTTGATATCTACCACAGTGGAGGCCTCGAAGAAGGCGATGTGATCGAGGTCACTGGCAGCAGCTTTAACGGCACATACAGGGTCAGCGATATTGATGGGCCAACGCTTCATGCTGAGCCATACATTGATGAGGCTGCAAAGCAGCTGACTAATCAGATCGATGATGATCTGCTGGACGCCATCGTTAGGATGGGTAAGGCGCTTGATGATGCTGATGTGCCGAAGCATGGCCGGTGGATACCGGTTCACCCTAGCGCGCTACGAGAACTGGGGATCAGCGCATGAACAGACGAGGCTTTCTAAAATCATTATGTAGTGCGGTGGCTGTTGTTGTTGTGCCGGGCCTGACTGGCAGTAAAGCTGTGGCCAGTTACCCAAAGAGGGCGTCATGTGCTTCAGGGCTATCGATGTTGGTCGGCAACTCGTTCCCAGAGATGTGGAGCGAGAAACTGCTGAATTCGTACCTCGACAGCGCACACATGGCATCCAACCCACCGATTGTTACTGACAAAGACTGGGGAACTGCCATCGTTGCCAAACCGCACACGATCAAGATCCAGCGTGACATGAACGGGTTGATTCGTTCGATGGTCGTAGGTGATGCATGAGAAACATCGACCTGATTGTTGTCCACTGCAGTGCGACGAAACCCGGCCAGCATGTGAATGCTGCAGTCATTCGGGGTTGGCATACCTCGAATCCAAGAAACTGGAGCGATATCGGGTATCACAGCGTGATCCTGCCATCAGGAACTCTGGAGTCTGGACGCCCACTTACTCGTGCTGGAGCGCACGTGAAGGGCCACAACTCTAACTCGATCGGGATCTGTATGGTTGGTGGCCTTGATGACGTTGGTCAGCCGAAAAACAACTTCACGAAAGATCAGTTCATCACGCTCCGGGCCTACCTTGACACCTTGCGCGTGATGTTCCCTAATGCACGCATATGTGGCCACCGGGATCTCTCACGAGACATTGATGGCGATGGCGTAGTTGAGGAGTGGGAGTGGATGAAGAGCTGCCCATGTTTCAGCGTAGAGCCATGGTACGAGGACGAAAGATGATCAGGTCATTGATTCAGTGGGTCGCTATAGCTATAGGGCTGCTGTCGGTGCCTGTCGGGATCTTCCTGATGCTGAACGGTAATGACGATCCAGATGTGGTTGGCAGAGCGATGGCGACAGTAATAATCTTATGCTCTATAGTCGGGTTTGTTTGTCACGACTTGGAGTACATGGGCAAATAAGTGTATTTAGAAAAGAGCGACGGGTGCTGAAAAAATCATATCCAAGCTGCTCTGGTGGCAGGTCGCGGGACGGCTAAACACTAGGAAACGAACTAACCCGGACGGGCAGTACAACAAGGGTAAGACGCTCTTTTTTAAGTACATTTTAATTGGAGGATGACATGTTCGGGTTTATCAAGAGCTTGTTCGGTGGCGGTGATACGACAGAGATAGCTACGACCGCAGCTAAAGGAATTTACAACGGTATAGATATGCTGATCTATACCGACGAGGAGAAGGCTGAGGCGATGGCTCAGGGCCGCAAGCTCTTCCTGTCGTTCGTAGAGAAAGCTTACGACCAGAACGGTATCAGGTCAGTCACCAGACGGTGGTTGGCCTTTCTCGTTGTTGGGCCAACGATCCTGCTGTACATGGCAGCCGCCTTGGCTCATGGCATCGGGATCTTCCTCATGGAGCCACCAGTGGTAGCCAACCTGCAGGGTGAGATGGTCTACATCTCCGGGTGGGTTAATGGCGGAATTGAATACGGCAAGTTTCTGTTCAGTATGGGTCAGGTATTGACGCCATGGGCCGGCGGTGTGCTGGTCTTTTACTTTGGGCCGCACCTGATGGGGGCGATACCCAGAGGTAAATAGTTTTAGGTCACCCGCCGAATTAGGTGTCGCTCTGATCTCCTCTCTCAGGCGCTGAAACGGATTAACGGGTGGCACCCAAAGAGAGTGGAGAACCATCCCCGAACTTGGGGTTTTTTAACTGTAACGGAGGATTATCCCTATGGGTAAATTCGACCAACTTGGTCACGGTGAAGAGCTGCCAGTAATGACGGTAGCCGAACTTCCTGCGGCCTCTGCAGACAACGTAGGCGAACTGATTTACTGCTCAAACGGTAAAGCTGGTGCAGCCACAACTGTTGTCAGTAATGGTACTAACTGGGTGTACGTCGCTGACGACTCCACGGTAGCTGCTATTGCTTAACGGTGATGCAGGCTGAGTCCTGCGTCTGTTATTAATCTTACCAAGAGGACACGGATTGTCTGGTGAGCAACCTACAGGAGAATCGCTATGTCATGGCGTGAATACCTAAATATTGGGGTGCTGAAACTCGGTAACAAAGAAGTTCCTGTCGAATCTTTCGATATCGATACTGCTGTAGCGGCAGACGCTGGAACTACTGTTGCTGTTACGATTCAGTTAAATACCCCGGAAGGCGTTCCACTGGCTAAGGTCGGCGTTGTTGACTTCTATCTCTCTGATGATGCTGCAGGCTTATCGCTTGCGGCTACGGCTCCATCCGGCGGCATTGCTGCTGGTGCTGATGGCGCCATCATTGAGACAGTGGCTGGCAAGGCTGGCTTCATGATCTCGGAGGCTGATGGCGACATCGACCTCGTGGTCACGGAAGCTGGTGCGGCTACATGGTATCTGGTCTATCGACTGCCTTGCGGTGGTCTGATTATTTCGGATCCAATAGTCTTTACCTAATCCTCGGTGGTAGAGGTAGTGCTGAGCATCACTCTAAAAGGCTTTAATATTAAAGTTAGTGAACACTAACATTTGATTGAATTGCTAGGTTTCTACACCTATACTCACCACAAGTTAACATGTGTTGACGGGGGTGAAATATGCAACTAGCAGTAAACAACATCGAATCAATTGTCATGAGCGTGCGTAGCCAGATGGCTCGCTTTGCTGACATCAATGTTAAGCCAGCAGCTGTGCTTATGAACTCACAGCATTACAGGAGCCTGTTGACTGAGATGAAATATTCCATGGTAAAGGGCAACGATGACCCTGACTCAGTGAACGGTCTGCCTATCGTGATCGCAGCGACACGTGACGTCACCGTGGCTGTCTCACCTTCCGAGCTGGATAACGTCGGACTCCTGTGAGTGCGGTTAGAAAACTCCAAGTAAATTATAAGGCTGAGCCTACCCCAGCCAAGTTCCATGGATCCAATGCGTTCGTGCGGGGAATCATGGGGCCACTGGGGTCGGGCAAATCCGTTGCCTGCTGCATTGAGATCTACCGTCGCGGATGTCAGCAGCTGCCGAACAAGGATGGCATCAGGAAGTTCAGGGCCGCCGTCATACGAAACAGCTACCCGGAGCTGAAGACGACGACGATTAAGACATGGCAGGACTGGTTTCCTGAAGAGTTATGTCACATGAACTGGGGTTCGCCAATCACTGGCACAGTCAAAATCCCCGGCGCACCAACCAAAGAATTCCCCCTTGGCACCAAAATTGAAATGGAGATCCTGTTCCTCGCACTGGATAGACCTCGTGACGTCAAGAAGCTTCTGTCGCTGGAGCTGAGCATGGCGTGGATCAATGAGGCCCGAGAGCTACCCAAAGAGATCCTCGATGGCGTGACGTCTCGTGTGGGCCGCTACCCTGCAAAGAAAGACGGTGGCCCTACATGGACTGGCGTCATTCTTGATACCAACCCGCCTGATGACGACCACTGGTGGTACGACATAGCTGAAATCCAGAAGCCTGAAGGTTACAAGTTCTGGAGACAGCCCGGGGCGATGATCAAGACGATCGACAAAGATACAGATATCGTCACTTACCTGCCGAACCCTAAAGCAGAGAATGTTGATAACCAACCTCTGGGGATGAAGTATTGGCGGCAGATGGTGCCGGGCAAGAGTCACGAGTGGGTAAAGGTCTACGTGCTGGGAGAGTACGGCACGATCTATGACGGCAAGCCGATCTACCCCGAGTATAACGACGCCATCCACTGCGCCGAGAAGGATCTCGAACCGATGAAGGGTTTGACGCTGTTGCTGGGGTTCGACTTCGGCCTCACTCCGGCGCTGGCTATCGGGCAGCTGACACCTTCCGGGCAGCTGCAGATACTGGATGAGGTGGTCACTGAAGATATGGGCGTGCGGAACATGATTAAGAACGGCGTCAAACCTGTCCTGATGAACAAATATGACGGGATGTCGATACGATCATGGGGTGACCCGGCTGGCACCCAGCGCGCACAGTCAACCGAAACAACCTGCATGGAGATTCTGGAGGAGGAAGGACTGCCGACCGAGCCAGCCAAAACACAAGAGCCTGTGGCCAGACGCGAAGCCGTCGCCAAGTTGCTCACCAGCTTTGACTCTGATGGCAAGCCAGCCTTCCTGCTGAGTCCGAGATGCAAGAGCTTAAGGAAAGGATTCAACGGCGCGTTCATGTATGAGCGGGTTCAGGTGGTGGGCGAGGTCAGATTTAAGGAGCAGCCCAAGAAAAACATCTACTCTCACGTTCACGAGGGATTGCAGTACATGTGCCTGATGATTCAGGAAGGCCTGAAGGTCGAGACAGTCAAGGCCAGACCGGTGGTGAAGAGAAATTCTGGAGGGTGGGCAGCGTAGTATTTTTAGGCTAGTATCTGTTCATTGATACGGAGGCGAGATGATCTTGGAAGTGAAGGCTTTAGCTATCGTGGTATCAACAGTTGTTGCCATCTCTGGCACGACCGTCGGTGTTACCGAATACATGGCATCGAAGGAGTTTGTTGCTGAGCGTGTAGCCATGAACTTCGAGCAGATGATTGAGTTTCGTATTCAGGATTTCAGAGAAAGAATTAATCAGATCAAGGTTCGTGCAGCTGCAGGTAAGCCATGGAGCGATGATGCTGAAGAAAAAATCCGATTACAAAAAGAGTTGGATCGTTTGATCGAAAAGAAAGACAAGTAACCTATCGAGAGAGGAGAAGGTTATGCCGCAGTTGATTGACGTTAAGATCGAGAAGGGTAAGGGTGTCGAGAATAGAAATATTTATTTAGCGACGTTTGTTTTTGGTAGCCCATTAACAAATAAGCGCGGCCAGCATGTTGGTAAGTCGCACCCGATACACATGCAGTTTATGGATGGCATGGAACCTGCTGACTTTGTTGTCGGCCTTGAGGCTTTAGCAGAACACATTAAAAAGAACTTTAAGCTGACTCCTTCTGCTGCACATCTGCAGGTAGTGGGAGGCAACAAAGAGGATTAGAAAAACATGGCTGTCGGCAACGCAATGAGCTTGTTAAGAGTTAAGAGTAATGCTGACATCCAAGCCGAAGAGCAGGCGACTCTCGATTCTAAGCGCGTACCGGAAGAAGCAGAGAATAGATTGTCAGCGCACATAACCAGCGTCTGGGAAATTAATCGCTGGGCCAAGGAGGCTCCTGAAGATGAAATGCTCAGGTGCCTGCGCCAACGCAACGGCGAGTACGATCCGCAAACACTCCAACGAATAAGAAACCAAGGCGGTTCAGAGATCTATATGATGCTCACCGCCACCAAGATACGCGCAGCCGTTTCTTGGTTCAGAGATATCCTGTTGCCATCCGGTGACAAAGCTTGGGGATTATCCCCTACCCCAGTTCCAGATATGCCCGACTTCATGACGTCAGCTATTCGTGAACGCATCATGATGACGATGCCTGAAACCGAACCAGAGCAAGGCTACGAAACCTACATCGAAGACCGCGAGACAACAATGCGCGATGAGGTTATGACTGCAGTAAAGATTGCAGCTCGTGATGCAGCTGAGCGCATGGAAACAAAGATCGAAGACCAGCTCGCTGAAGGCGACTGGGAAGAAGAGTTCGGCAAGTTCATTGAGGACTTCGCAACATTCCCATCAGCCATCATGAAGGCTCCACTGATCCGCAAGATTCGCAAGTTAAGCTGGGGTCAGAACAACGAACCGGTTGTCACTGCAGACATCGCTCTACAATACAAGCGCGTATCGTGTTTCGATATTTATCCATCACCAGAGTCATCCGATGTTAATGACGGCGACTTAATTGAGCGCATGCGTTTCTCGCGTCGCGCACTCTATGATCTGATCGGCGTACCCGGTTACAACGAGGAAGCGATACGTGCTGTCTTACAGGAATATGGAAGAGGTGGACTCAGAGATTGGTTGTGGCGTGATTACGAGCGAGCCAGACTTGAAGGCAAAGAAAAGTTCTGGATGCGACAGGATCAGAAGACCATTGACGGACTTCAGTATTGGGGATCTGCACAAGGTCTTGCACTGCTTGAATGGGGGTATGACCCTTCAGAAATTGACGATCCAATGGCTGAGTATGAAATTGATGCAATCAAGATTGGACGCCATGTTATTAGAGCTGTCATCAATAAAGACCCGTTACTACGTCGCCCGTACCACAAAGCAAGTTACCAAAACGTACCCGGAGGATTCTGGGGTATCGCTGTTCCAAAACTCATGCGCGACCACCAGAACATGTGTAATGCAACCGCTCGTGCCTTATCCAACAATCTCGGAATCGCCTCTGGCCCGATGGTGGAAGTGGAGATTGATCGCCTTGCTGACGGTGAGACAGTTGACCAACTATCTCCATGGAGAATCTATCAGGTCAAGTCAGACAAATCAGGAAGGGGCCGTGAAGCCATTCGCTTCTTCCAAGCAAAAGATAATTCAGCAGCACTACTAAAGGTTTACGAAGAGTTTGAGCGTCGTGCCGATGACGCAACCAGCATTCCACGTTACGCACACGGCAACGAGAAGGTCGGTGGTGCTGGGTCAACCGCATCAGGCTTGGCGATGTTAATGAACAACGCAAGCAAGGGCATCAAGCTGGCTATCTCCAGTATCGACATGAGCGTAATACGTCAGGTCATCACGCAGACGTTTACCTACAATATGCTTTACTCGACTGATAAAACTATCAAGGGTGATGTTCAGGTTGTTGCGCGTGGTGCTACCGCGTTGCTTGCACGTGAGCAGACACAGCTTCGTCGTTCCGAGTTCCTTGGCATGACCAACAACCCGACCGATATGCAGATCATGGGGCCAGAGGGCCGCATCGAAGTGTTGCGCGCTAACGCTGAGTTGCTCGACCTTGATGTCGATAAGATTGTTCCTGATCGTGAAATATTTATGGCTCGACAGAAAGCTCAACAGGAGCAGGGTGGGCAGCCTGATCCTAAAGTGATTGAGATCCAGCAGAAGGCAGAAGCAGAGAAGGCCAGACTGGGCGCCGAGATGGAACAGTTCCAAGTGAAGATGACTGCAGAGTCAGAAGCACACAAAGCGAAGCTCGATGCAGAGATCATTAAGTTCCGCGACAAACTTCAGATGGAATCTGATGTGAAGAGGAAGCAGATCGAAGAGGACTCACTGCAGTCAGATATGGATCGTGACCTTGAGAAAGATAAGCAGAACGATGAACACAAGGTAGAGCTGTACCGTGTTAAAGAGGAAATCAAATCTGCACGTGAGCTGAAATCAGTGCAAGGCAAAGAGGCTATGTCACCAACGCAGCAGGGTGGCGGCGAAGGTCATAAGATGCCGGACATCAACCTAACCATCGTCAATTCACCGGGCGGCAAAAAACAAATCGATATCCTTCGGGGTACAGACAAACTAATCTCAGGCGCAACCGTAACGGAAGAGCCTGCTGAAGGAGAATCAGAATGAGACTACTAACTAATTCAGCCGTTGCCGTTGGTCGTGACTATGCACACAATAACGAACGCGCTGCAGCTGCAACACTTTATGTCTGGGGTACACCAACGGATGTTGATCTTGAGATCTCGCCT